GTGCCGGAGCTGGCCGATGAGGTGGCGCAGGTACTCAAGTCCACCGTTGAATACTCGCTGGTCCTGATCAACGGGGCGCGGTATCGGATCACTGCGGCCAACGACAAGGCCGGCCGCGGCCTGAGCGTGGACCTGCTGATCCTGGACGAGTTGCGCACCCACCACGACACCGACGCGTGGGCGGCGCTGTCGAACACGACGATGGCCCGCCCTAACTCGATCATCGTGGGGATCTCCAACGCCGGTGACGACAACTCGGTGGTCCTCAACGAGCTCCGCGCGGGCGCCCTGGCCGGTGGGGACGACACGCTGGGCCTGTTCGAGTGGTCCGCCCCGGACGGGTGCGCACTGGACGATCGGCAGGCGTGGGCGGCGGCGAACCCCTCGCTCGGGTTTGTGGTGACCGAGGCGAAGCTCCTGTCCGCTTTGCACACCGCCCGCCCGACGGACTTCCGCACCGAGAATCTGTGCCAGCGCGTTGACCAGCTCGACGCCGCGGTGGACCCGGCGGGGTGGCGGGCGTGTGCCGTCCCGGGCGCCACCCTGGAGGCCTGCGCCGCGCAGATGGTGGTGTGCGTGGACGTCGCCTACGACGACCACCACGTCACCGCCGCGGCTGCCGCACCCACGGGCGACGGTGGGGTGGCGGTGGAGATCCTGGGCGCGTGGGCGTCGACCACGCAGGCCCGCCCGGCGCTGCGCGCGCTGTTCGAGCAGCTGCGGCCCCGCGCGGTCGGCTGGTTCCCGTCCGGGCCCGCCGCGGTGCTGGGCGCGGATCTGCAGGCCATGCACGGCGAGACGGTGGGGCAGAAGCTGTACGGCCTCGTCGGCGACGACATGCGCCCGGAGGCCCCGGGCGTGGTCGAGCTGGCCGGGTCGGCACCCGTCGCAGCATGTCAGACCCTGGCGGATCTGGTGGACAACCGGCTGCTCGTGCACCCGGACGATCCGCTGCTGAACGCGCACATCACCGCGTCCACCCGCAAGGACCAGGGTGACGGCTGGCGGTTCGCCCGCCGCGGCGCGGGTCGCAACGACGCGGCGTATGCGGCGGCGGGCGCGGTGCATCTGGCCCGGTCGCTGCCGCAGATCAACGACTACGACCCGCTGGAGTCGGTGTTTTGAGGTTCGTCGTGGTCGGCCTGGAGGTGCTGGGACTACTGCTGGTCGCCGGTGCCGCCGGGGTGGCCGCAGCCACCTTCGTGGGCCTATGGGCGGGCCTACTGGCGGCCGGTGCGGTGGTGCTCGCGGGCGCCTTCATCGCAGAGCGACCTGTGAAGGAAGGCGGTGGAGATGGCGCTGCTGTTCGGTCGTCAGCGCCGCACCGCTAACCTCATCGGCTACTACGGTTCGTGGGCCGGGGCGACCGCCGCCGACCTGATCCCGCCGCGCGGGGTGTCCCCGGCGTTCGGCCTGCCAGCGGTCACCAATGACACCGCGATGCGCCATTCGGCGGTGTGGGCGTGTCTGCGGCTGCGGGCCAACCTGATCGCGTCGATGCCGGTCGACATCTACCGCAAAGTCGGCGGCATTCAGATGGAGATGCCAAAGCCGCCGATCTTCGTCAACCCGGGCGGGGACCGGGTCGACTGGGTCGAGTGGATGTACTCGACCCAGATCGATCTGGACCGGGCCGGCAACGCCATCGGTTTGATCACCGAACGCAACGGGGCTGGCCTGCCGCAACGCATCGATCTGATGCCGATCCAGCTGTGTTCGCTGCGGTTCCAAACAGGCACCTCGGGCGACACCGGTCTCGAACCCGGCCGAGACGCCCACGCCACGCTGATCTACCACATCGACGGCAAGGACTACGCGCCGGACCAGGTGTGGCACGAGAAGCAGTACACGGTCGCCGGATTCCCGGTGGGTTTGTCCCCGATCGCCTACGCCGCCTGGACGATCGCCGAGGCCAAGTCGATCCAGGATTTCGCCCTGACCTGGTTCGGGGGTGGCGGGATACCGCGCGGGCATCTGCGGAACAAGCAGCAGACCATGTCCTCGGCGGCGGCGGATGCGGTGAAGGCCCGGTTCAAGTCCACGGTGGCGTCCGGGGATGTGTTCGTGACCGGCGCGGACTGGGAATACTCGATGATCCAGGCCGAGCAGACCGGCACGGAATGGTTGGAGGCGCAAAAGTTCGGGGTCACCGAGATCGCCCGTTTCTTCGACGTGCCCGCCGACCTGCTCGACGCCCCCGCCCAGGCGCGGGGCGCCATCACCTACGCCAACGTCACCCAGCGCAACATGCAGTTCTTCATCATGCATCTGGGTCCGGCGGTGGTGCGGCGCGAGACGGCGTTGTCGCGGCTGCTGCCGCAACCCCGCTACGCCAAGCTCAACACCGGCGCGCTGCTACGGATGGACGACCTGAACCGGTCGCAGGTCATCCAGACCCGGATCGACTCCCGCACGCTGACCCCGAACGAGGCGCGCGAGATGGAGGATCTGCCACCGCTGACCTCGGCGCAGCTGACTCAGTTCCACGACATGTTCGGGGATCCGAACAACCCCGCCACACCTCACTAGGCGTTTTGTGAAGATGCAGGGAGCGTGACCATGACTGCAGACGTGGCGCAGCGGGCGGACATCCGCGCTGCTGCCGCCGCAGCCCGCAAGGCAGCGCTCAGCGGCGAAGACGGCGAGCAGCGCAGCAGTGTGCTGCCGCGGGACACCGGGCGGGCCCGGCTGGTCCCGGCGCGCGCGCAACTCCGGGCGAAACTGGAGACCCGTGGCGACCAGCAGCTCTACCACCTGGAGGGGATCGCGGCGGTCACCGACACGCCCTACCGGATGTGGGACGAGTTCGGCGAGTACGACGAGATCGTGGCCCGCGAAGCATTCGATGTGACCCTGGCCGCGAACCCGGACGTGGCGTTCCTGCTCAACCACAAGGGCATGACGATGGCCCGCACCCAGGCGGGCACCCTTGAGTTGAAGATGGCCGACACCGGCCTGCAGTCCGATGCGTGGCTCAACCCGAAGCGGCAGGACGTCAAGGATCTCGTGTTGGCCATCGAGGACGGCAACATCACCGAGATGAGCTTCGCGTTCATGCTCGAAGAGGGTTGGTGGTCCGATGATTTCGAGACCTTCAAGATCACCCAGTTGGACATCAACCGCGGCGATGTGTCCGCAGTCAACTACGGGGCCAACCCGTACACGTCCATCTCGGCGCGTAGCCAGGAGATCCTGTCCGAACTGACGCGGCTACCCGCCGGGGCCGCCCGCGCCGCCCTGGCCGAACTGAACGCGCGCACCGACATTCAGGTGCCCGCACCGACCCCTGAACCCGCTCCGGTACCCGAGCCGAAGCCCGAAGCCAGCATCGCCTTCTACGAAGCACTGCTCGACCTCACCTGAGTTTCCCCGCCGCCCGGCCCTCGCGTCGGTGGCAACGCAACACAATCACCCGCAGATCTAGCCCTTGTCGCTTGTGGCATGGGGCTGCTCGGCATGCCCATCAGCGGTTGTCGCGCCCTCGGTGAAACCCACACAACCATCTGTATGCCGAGAAAGGCGACATCGCAATGGCAATGACCATTCGCGACCTCATCCTGTCGATCGAGGTCGAAGAGGACCAGGCGATCAAGGAGCGCGACCGCGCGATCTCCTCCGCCAAGTTCGTGCTCGAACGCGCCAAGTCCGAGGGCCGGGTCGCCCTCACCGACGAGGAGCGCGGCGACGTCGACGAGCACATGCGCAAGCGCGCCCTGGCCGACACCGCACTGAAGGCGGTCCGGGCGAAGCTGGAGTCCGCCCAGCAGATCAAGGCCGCCGAGGAGGCGGTCGACAAGTCGCTGGAGGAACGCGCCAACCCCGGCGACGGCGGCACCGGTGGCGGCAACCGGACCGCGGCACCGCCCCGGCACGCCGACCGCATCGCCCACATCGGCCGGGAAGAGCGCACCTACCACAAGGGCAACGCCCGCAACGGCGACCTGTTCCTGCGCGACGTCATCCAGCAGTTCCTGTACCGCGACGTGGCGGCCGAATCCCGGCTCACCCAGCACATGCGGGAGGAGCGCATGGAACGCGGCATCTACCAGGAACGCGCGGTCGGCACCGGCGCGTTCGCCGGTCTCACGGTGCCGCAGTACCTGACCAACATGTACGCCCCAGCCGTCGCGGCCCTGCGGCCGTTCGCGGATGTGTGCAACAAGCACCCACTGCCGGTCGACGGCATGACGGTCAACATCTCCCGCATCACCACTGCGTCGGCTGCGGCGTTGCAGGCTTCGGAGAACGCACTCGTCCAGAACACCGACATGGACGACACGCTGCTCACGGAGAACGTGCAGACCGTCGCCGGTCAGCAGACCATCTCCCGGCAGGCCATCGACCGCGGCACCGGCGTGGAGGGTGTCGTCATCGACGACCTGTTCCGCCGCTACTCCACTGCGGTCGACTCCACGCTGATCACCCAGGCCACCACCGGCCTGTCTGCGGTCGCCACCGCCACCAGCTACACCGACGCCACCCCGACCGGACCCGAGCTGTACCCCAAGATCCTTGGCGCGCAGGCCGGGGTGGACACCGCGCTGCTCGGGTTCGGTACCCCCGACGTCGCGGTCATGCACTCCCGCCGGTGGGCGTGGCTACAGTCCCAGCTCACCAGCTCGTGGCCGATGATCTCCCAGCCCAATATCGACCCGCAGTCCATGGGTGGCAACCTCGCCACCCGCTACGGCGCCGGTGCCCGCGGCATCCTCCCCAACGGGCTCATCGTCATCGTCGACAACAACATCTCCACCACGTTGGGTGGTGGCACCGAGGACGAGATCTACATCGTCCCCACCAGTGAATGTCACCTCTGGGAGCAGCCCGAGGCCCCGGTGTTCATCCGGGCGGAGCAGGCCGCAGCAGCCAACCTCGGCGTGCTATTGGTTTTGTACGGATATCTAGCTTATTCCTTTAGACGCTTCACTGGAGGAGTCGCGAAGATTTCTGGCGCCGGCCTTATCGCGCCAGTGTTTTAAAGGGTAACTGCGCCCATCTTCTAGAACCATCCGACCGACGACCCCTGCCTCGCTCGGTGCAGGGGTCGTCGGCGTCCCCCCGAGTAGGAGAGTCATGGGACTTCGTAACGTCATGGGCGACATCGCCCTGACTGGTGCGGCGGCGGGGGCGGGCACGTTCACGTCCGGCCCGGTCGCCCCGGCCGGGTTCTTCGCGGATGTGGTGCTGCTGGTGCAGTGCACAGCCGCGACTGGCACGTCACCGACGCTGAACGTGTCGTTGGAGGAGTCGGCCGACGGCTCGTCGTCGTGGACGGCGGTCACCGGGTCCGCCGCAGCGCAGTTGACCGGCGCGGGCAGTTCGATGTCGAACGCGCGGCTCACGAAGAGCTTCGTGCGGGTGACGGCGACGATCGCGGGTACCACCCCGGCGGTCACCTACCGGGCCGTCGTGCTGGGGATCCCGGAGTAGCACGGACGGTTCCGTATCCGCACGTCGACCACGACCACGAGGCCGCCGACGACATCCCCGAGGAGTCAAGGTAGATGGGAACTCTCGACCCCGGCGTGGGTATGCGCGGTGTGCCGTCGCGGAGCCGTACGGGCGTGGTGTTGTACGTGGAGGATTTCGCTGGGGTACAACCAGGAGTCTGGAATGACGGTCTGGGTTCGATCAGCCGTGATTGCGACATCATGTTCGACGGTAAGCCGTCGTTGAGGCTGGATCCGCAGGGGCAGATCAACGGTGGCGCGGTCAGCCCGGGGCGGACTGCGGCCACCGGTGGGGTCGTGGTGAAGCGGCGCATCCACGACGGTTACCGGCACCAGTTCGGCATGGAGTTCTGGTTCCGGTTCAGTTCACTGAACTTGACGTCAAACTCGTTCTTCTCGGCGTCGATCTACAACCGGGACGGCACGAACGCGCACCACGCCCGGTTGTGGCTGAACCCGAACGGCAACAACGTGCCGATGCTGGCGCAGGTCTTGGACGGTGTGGCCAGCTCTGGTGGCACGGCGACGTGGGCGACGGTGGCGACCAGCGTGTTGCAGAACGGCGCCGGGACGCACACGTGGGAGCCGAAGTCGGGTCGGCTGGACCGGGCCGGTGGCTGGCATTGGGCGAAGATGGTCGTCGACTTTCGCACCTTGAAGTATGTGTCGGTGCAGATCGACGGTGAGGCGTTGGCCGATTGTTCGGCGTACAGCCTGGATGTGACGGCGTCGGCCGGGTTCGCCGGGATGCACCATTCTTTCGAGTTCTCCTCGACCACGAGCACGCAACCCCGATTCGTGAATATTGCGAATATGGTCGGGACCTTGGAGGACTGAGCCGTGGCGATGAAGATAATCGTTCCGATGACGACGCTGGTCACCGACAATGAGCAGACCGGGGTGGCGCCGCGAACGGCCACCGCGACCGGCAACAGCCGCAGCTTCTACGAGCCGGGCGCGTTCTCGAAGGCCGTCTTCCTGCTTGATGTGTCCGCGGCGTCCGGGACGACCCCGACTCTGGACGTGAAAGTCCAGGGCTGGAACCCGATGTCGGAGAAGTGGCACGACGTCGTCACGTTCGCGCAGCAGACCGCAGCTACCGGCACGGTCATCGCCGCACAGACAGCCAACCTGGACTTTCAGGCGTACCGGGCGCTGTGGACGGTCGGCGGCACCACCCCGAGTTTCACGTTCACCCTCGCGGCGATCTGCCACACCGAAGAACCCATCACCAAAACCTGGTAGGGAGATCAAGCAATGGCGAAGGATGAGCTGGGCGACGACGTCGCTCCGCAGCAGGCCGGCCAGGTGCGGCAGCTGCTTGCCGAGCGCGCCAACGCAGAGGCCTACGGGCAGACGAACCGGGTGACGGCGGTGGATAAGCAACTCGCCGAGCTCGGCTACGTCCGCCCGGCCGAGGCGCCGGAGGTGTCGCGGACGTCGCACCCGGCGGGCCGGGCGTCGCGGCAGGACCGGATCGAGAAGACCGCTGACAGCGACGAGACGCCGGTGTTCCCGGCGTCTCGTCGCGCCCCCGGTAAGACCTCGACCTGACACGGAAACGACCGGCCGGGGGAGTGCGACCCCGGCCGGTCGTTGTCCCGGGAGGCCATCCCCGGTTGGCGAGGACTACTCGCGGGCCCGCAGCCAAGCGTAGCCGCACCCATCACCCGCTCAACCCCCGAAGGGCCGGTGATGGGCGATGCCGTGGCCGCCGCAGCTGGATGACCTGAAGGCCGACATGAAGATCCCGCGTAGCGACACGCGGGACGACGACAATCTGCAGACCGACCTGGACGCGGCAGTGGCGTTGGTGGAGCGGGAACTACTCGGGGACTTCAACTTCGATGGCATCACCTATCCGACGAAACCTGCCCCGTCGCGCGATGTCGTGAAGGGCACGATCCGGTACGCGGTACGAATCGGGTCACGGCGCCGATCCCCGGACGGGCTGGTCGACTCCGGCGCCGACTTCGGGACGTCCCGGATTCCCCGGTTCGACGCCGACATCGAGCGGCTGTTGGGTGTCGGCCCGTACCGGCGGCCGATGGTGTGAGCGCCATCAGTGACGTTGCGGAGGCCCTGTACGCGGCGCTGGCGACGGTGGACGGGGTCCGGTTCCACCGCGGCATCGGCGTGCTGATCGACCCGCCGGCGACCGCCGTGGGCCCGCCGGAGATCGAGCGGGAGGCGTATGGCGTGGCGCCGACCGGCGCCACGTTCCAGGTGGCGGTGATCGTCGCGAAAACCGAGTACGCCCTGGATGAGCTGCTGGCGTTGGAGCAGCCGGTGGTGGAGGCGTTGCAGGCCATTCCCGACGCGGCGGTGCAGTCCCCGTCCAAGCCGGGCGTGTGGCCCTCGGGCGGGGTGGATTTGCCCGCCTATCTGATCGATATCGCGTTCGCGCTGTAGCCCGCGGCTTTCCCAACCCGTCCCCGCTCTGCCCTATCTGATGTCGAGGTGACCCGCCGCCATGGCGCCCAAGGCCCGCAAGCTCAAGACGATCACGCTCTCGATCGGCGGCACCTCCTGTGAGGCGCAGGTCAAGTCGTGGACGCTGAACAACAACACGAACGCCGGGAACACGGTCTTCACGTTCGGCGGCAACGACCTGGTGCCGACCGACCCGGGCGCGATCATCGAGGACTCCGACCCGGACTGGACGCTGGAGCTGACGTTGCTGTCCGACTGGGCGACCGGCGGCATCTCCGACTTCCTGACCGTCCACGACGGGGAGACGGTCGCTTTCATCCTGGACCACCTCCCGAACCAGGTCGGGGAGCACGTCCGCTGGTCCGGGAACCTCAAGGTGCTGGCCCCGTCGGCGGGTGGGGACGCGAACACGACCGAGGAAACCAAGGTCACGCTCAAGATCGTCGGCAAGCCGACCTACACCCACCTCTGAACGGGAGACGTAACCCATGGCTCTCATCTCCGCCGTCTCGCTCACCGTGGGTGCGACGCA